AGATACACCGACAGCGCAAACATCTTGTGTCATACTATTGTATGATGGTGCAGATGCTGAAGGTGGTGAAGATTTTATATCTGAATTTGTAGTGTTGTTAGTTGTTGATGTAGATTCAGAACCTGATTCATATGTAGTTGTAGCAGTTGATGTATATCCACCTTCAATTGCCGTATTAGATCCTGATGTATTTGTTTGTGTAGAACCTGCATGTGCTGGTCCTGCACAAAAAGCTAAAAAGACACATTAATATAATTAATATGCCTGTAAAATGATAATTCATTTTTTCTCCTTATTGACACGACTCACATTCTCCTGTGTCATCTATTACAAGTCCACCATTATTTTCATAAGTTGAATCTTCAGCTTTGTCTTTAGCATTTTTACATTCGCAATTATCACAAGTACAGAGATCACCATCATAATGATGACCATGAAGAGCTTCTTTGCAGTGACAGTTGCATTGGCAATCTTTACACTTAGCCATTTACAGTTCCTCTACAAGAAGGACATTGTTTTTTATATGTGTCAGGGTGTTTTTCACAAACTACTTTTATTTCTGGCTCAGGAACATCCTCATACAATTCTGCATGGGGATCCTTTTCTTCCTTTTGCCAACTAAAAAGCCAAGTGACAACTCTGTCCCATAAATATTTAATCATTTTTTTTCTCCTCAATTTCGTAAAAAAATTTATCAGTATCTTCTGTTCTCCATTTACGAGTGTCTTCGACATTCCATTCACTTGTTTGTACTTTCCAGTCAGGAATTTCATCTTTAACTGTAAATGATGGGATGTCCCAAATTAATCTATTGTTTGGCTGAGCCGCATAGTTGCCGTCATCTAAGGCAAGTATGTGTGCGCACTTGTGTTCGTGCGGTATTTCAGAATGATCTGTATCTACTATATTACTCTCTGGATGTGCAAAGTCAACTGTGAAAAGATAAGCACCGTAATGCCATTTTTTATCTTTACCAATATATTTACCGGATTGTCCGTCTAGGATATCGTAAGAAGTAATAGCAGGATAGTAACTAAAGCAGTTCCATAGCTCCAGCTCATCAAGTCGACGCCCAGGTACTTCTTTCGGGTTAAAACCTCTTTGTATAAACGCAGAAATTGGCAACCTATAAAAGACTGCACCATTTTCCATAATTGCATGAAAGAGTATAGGGCGCCCTGTAATTGATGATAGGCCAAATATAATGCAGTCTTCCACTTCTCCATGATGTTTTTTAAGATCGTAGAGATATTCTCTCCTGATCTGTGCGTAAGTCACAGGAATGTTTGCATTTAAATAGGCCATGCATAAATTAGTTTACTAAACTGATTAATATAACAATGGCAACAACTGCACCAATAGCTATTTTTTTATTAGCTAATGCCAGTGCCCATATTTGTTTTACTTTGTCCATAGTTTCCTCCTAGGTTAATCGTAAATGTCTCCCCAATTCTCTCCAGACTCATAGTCTACTTTATTAGGGACATTTAACTTAACAGCATTTTGCATAATATCAATAATTTTATTGGCATGTTTTTCTGACTCTACAGAAACATCTAATTCATCGTGAATTTGTATATGCGGTATAATTTTTTCTTCGTATAAATCTAACATTGCTTTCTTTGTCATGTCTGCAGCCGATCCTTGTATCAATTTATTTAATGCTTTGTATGTAAATGCTCTTCTTATATTATTTTCTCCAAACTTAGTGCTTGCTTCTTCCCATGTCATAGCACTTGTAAGTCTTCCAGGTCTAAATGCAGCTTCTTCCCACGTATCAAATCTACATCTTCTGCCAAGTAAAGTTGTAATGTATCCATTTCTTTGTGAATCTCTTGAAGTATTATTCATTAAATCTTTAACAAAAGGTACACGACTATGATATTTTTCAAATAATTTCTCTGCTTCCTCTTTAGTATTTAAACCTAACTCTGCTTGAAGTTTAGCTTTACCCATTCCATAAAATAGTCCAAGATTAATTGTTTTGGCTTGAGATCTTTCTATACCTGCCATATCTGCTACAGTTTGGTGAAAATCTACATTATTGTTTTTAAATCTTTCTACTATACTTTTAACTTCGTCGTCTTCTCTAAGTTTAGGACTAGCTGCTGCATAGTGAACTACTAGTCTTGGTTCTTGTTGTGAGTAGTCAAAACATCCCCACGTATGATTTCTTTCTGGTAAAAATAATGATCTAATTAAAGGACCTAGATCCTTGTTCCTCGCTGGAACCTGCTGGAGATTAGGATTAGAATAAGAAAATCTTCCGGTTACCGTTCCTCCTTTTTCACCTCTAACTGGATTTATGTCTGCATGTATTCTGCCTCTATATTGATACTTAATGATTGTATCAATGAATGTGGTATGTGCCTTGTTTATTTCTCTAGCTTTTGCTATACATTGTACCAACGGGTGCTTATGCACTTGTAAAAAATTTTTAGTAAAGGAAGGTGCTTGTGTTTTTGCAGTTCTNTTATAAGGTANNGAAAGCTTGTCAAATACTTTACCAATCGATCTTGCTGCCCATATTTGGACATCTTCTCCTGTTTCTTTTTTTACTTGTTGTAACAATTGTTTTTCTTCTTCTGATAATTTGGACTTTAATAAGTGAGCCCTTTCAACGTCTACTCGAACGCCCTTAACTTTCATTTCTATTAAACATGGAAACAATCTTGTTTCCAAATCAAATACTTCAGTTAAATTATCTTTTCTAATTTCTAATGATAAATGTTTAAACAATTTTAAAGTTAACTCAGCATCTTTTTCTGCATAGTTTCCAACATACATAGCTGGAAGTTTATACATTTCAGCTTTAGGATCAGCTCCTGCTTTTTCTGCAGCTGTGGTTAGTATACTTTCGTCTTTAACTTCTCCTAAATGATCGTAACAAAGGCTGTTAAGAGAGTATGAATATCTATTTTCATCTACCAGCGCTGCCATTACCATGGTGTCTATAATATGGCCATTTACTTTAATATCATAAGCTTTTAACCAACACATATCATACATGGCGTTGTGAAATATTTTAGTTGATGGAAGACTGCATATTTCTTGTAGCCAATCTAATACTTTTTGTTTAGGTAAATTTCCTTCTCTGTGAGCAATTGGATAATATCCAGACCAACCTTCAACGGCCACTGCCACTCCTATTATTTCACCTTCATTTACTAAAGATCCAGACCCCTTAGATTTTAAATTAGGATCTCTTGTTTCTAAATCAATTGCTATATAATCATANTCTTTTTAAAGCTGGAAAATTTTCTGGGCATACCCATTCAGTCGCTGCGCTAAACATTATTTAGTTATCCCCCAAGAATTTTTCTTTTTTTCTTTCACTTGTTCAGGATAGTCTCTATCAATCGCCATGTCAATATAATGTTTTGCTTTTAATAGATCTTCTTTTTGATTTTTTTGCTTATGGCGACATAAGTATTTTATTGCGTTACCTTCGGCAAACGGAATATTATTTCTATTTATAAATTCTGATGGCTGAATAACCATAGATTTGTAATGATCGCCGCCTACCTGTTTTTTATAAATTTCATCTTTCATTTGCACACTCCTTAATTAATTTTTTAATATAATATTCATGTCTTCTTGCTTTAACTTCCGGTCTTTGACCATATTTTTTGTCCCATGCTTTACCTTTAAAACTTTGTCTCCATTTTTTTCTTGCTCGTTTTCTACTTTCTGCATATGGATGACTCATATTATTGGATGTCCTATGTTGTAAAAGTTAGTTTGTATACTCTCCATAACATATAAATTTTGTTTTGCTCTTGTTACTCCAACAAAATATAATCTATGAATTTTATCTGGATCTTTATCTGCTTCGTTTGCTAAAAAATCATTTTCATCTTCTGAACCAAAATCTATGTATAAAATAACATTTTTACATTCTCTGCCTTTGGCACCATGAATTGTTGATAGTTCTATTTTTGAATCTATAGTAAGATTATCGCCATTTTTTAATAAAAGTTTTATGTAATTTTTTTGTTCATCTGACATGTGAAGATGTTCCCAGCTGCCTGACACTAAAACTCCGTGTTCTTTTTGAAGTTCATCAAGTGTAACAGTAAAAACTTTATCTAATAATTTTCCTTCGCCAAATCCGTGTTTAACTTGTTTCTTTCTTAAAAAATTTTTAATTACATGCTGCGCATCTTCACCAGACACACTTGCACCAGAGTTTAATTTAATCCAAATTCTATATGCTTTAAGTAAATCTTCAGGTAATAATTCATTTTGTCCACCTTTGTATCTTAAATTTAAATCATTTAAATATTGTGCAGGTTCTTTCAGTTGTGCATTTGTTTGAGCAAGTATCATCCAATCATCATTTTTAAAATTAAAGTCACGCAACAAACAATTTTCTTTATAAGTTCCTTCCTCGTCTCTCGCTTCCCAAGGCTTGTTCAACCGTTGATTTATTTGTTTTAAAATGTCTAATGCTTTTGCATGTATTTTTTTAGGAACTCTGTGAGAATATATTTGATTATCAAAAGCACCTTTTAAATTTATAAATATATTTGGATCTGCTCCTTGAAACCCATATATAGTTTGATCGTCGTCTCCTGCAATGTAAGATCTTTCACATTGTTTCTCAATATGAAAAAACATATCCCATTGCAAAGGACTTAAATCTTGGGCTTCATCGAGGAAAACAGCATCGAGAGCAAGACGCTTATCCTCCTCGACAAACTTGGTGATCATATCAGAAAATTCTACCATTCCGGTTTGTTCTTTATATGATCTTAAATCTTCGTCAATTTGTTCTGTTAACCATAAGTCAACAGAGTGATGTAAATCTAATTGTAAAGCTGCTTCTATTAAACTAATTTTTTTAGAACGTGAGTAAGTTATAATTCTCATATGAGGATTTTGATGAATAGTATTTCCATATATATCTCTTTTAGTTTCAAACTTCATTCCTCTGCAAATTTGTGATTGACTTGTAAATTGTTTCCACTTTCTATCTTTTAATAATTGTGTGGTAGTATCAATACTACATTCTCTAGTTCCAAGATGGTGTAGTGTAGATATATAAAGAAGAGGATATTTAATTCTTTCGTATGCTTCATTTGCAGCAGCATTACTAAATGTCACATAGACTATTTTT